TTATCGTGATTATGACAAAGACTATTATGTGGAAAAGATTCCTGGTTTCTTCAAAGTGGATGAAACCTTCAATCTTATGAATCTGTTCACTCATAAAACTAATGGTCGGGATCTTGAACAACAGATGATCAACATATTCAGGATTGCTGCACACTTCAGTTGCCGCAACTGGTCGGGTTATCTCTATCAGTATCCCAATCGTCTGAGTCTTTCTGGAACTCCTCTTAACGAAGCTATTATCTCACTGCATCAGATTATCCCTCAGTTCAAAATTCAAAACGAAGTCCAGAAAGTTCAATGTGTTGTTCTTACTGATGGCGAGGCAAATGCTCTGAAGTACTACAAAGAGTTTCCGACACGAAAGTCTGAGTCTGGTGAACCTTATATTGGCGTGAATAGTCCTTACTATAATGAAATCACTCTCAGAGATCGTAAACTTGGAAAGACCTATGCTTTCACTGGAGAATTTACTCAGTTCACTAACGTGATGCTTGAAAATCTTCGAGACAACTTCCCTAACACTAACCTCATTGGTATTCGTGTTTTGGATGGTCGAGATGCAAGTAGTTTCATTCGTCGATACTATGGTGCAAGTGGTTACTATGATAAACTTGCAGAATGGAAGAAAAACAAATCTTTCTCTATCGACGGTTCTGGATATCAAAAGTATTTCGGATTGTCTTCAACTGCACTTTCCTCAGACTCTGAGTTTGAAGTGAAAGAAGATGCAACCAAGGCTCAGATCAAAAGTGCTTTCAAAAAGTCTCTAAATTCTAAGAAAATGAACAAGAGAGTTCTTGGTGAATTCGTTGACCTGGTTGCATAAATATTACGAAATCAATAGGTAAACCCATGGGAAGACTCTCTAGAGAACTATTGGGTGGTGGTGAACCAGCACCAGCACCTGCACCAAAACCAGTAGCAAAGGCTGCACCAAAACCAGTTGCAAAACCAGAACCCAAAGAATTAAAGGGTGAAGGTATGGATACCGCTGCTTCTGAAGCACTCGGATCCGAAGACGAATAAATAAAAGAAAACAGTGAGAACCATGGACGCCCTCCAAACTTACGAAGTTATCAAAAATTATCTTCTAGAGAAAAAGTTTGCAACTACTACTGAGGAAGCAAACGCTATTATTCTCAACATGGAGGAGTCCTGGTTTCAACAAATTAATGAGGAAGAAGCAGACCGCCTGAGAGACCAACGCATGGAGCGTGGTGGTGTTGATGGTAATACCAACTATAGAAAGGCACCAAAGTTCGCAGCTGGTCCTACTGGTGGTAAGAAAAAGTATGACGGCATGTCTGCGATAGAAAAAGTAAAAGCAGACATCGAAAAGAAATACGGTAAGGGTGCAATTATGGACACCAAGAAGAAAAAGGATAAAAAAGATAAAAAGTGATTTTTGATTTTACATTATGGATTATGATACAAAACTGAAGTGTGCAATCTTTTATTTCAGACTTCGTGACGGGACGATACTACCACTAAAATACGAACTTCAACCTAATAGTCTTAGGGAGAAGTGGATTCAAGCTGTTAGAATGAAAGAGAAGGATGAAAATTCTTTTCTCTATGCATCGTTCTCTAATAAAAATGAAAACGATCTTGAATACTTAAAAGATCTTGGTAATTCTATTATCAATGACATCAATACTTTTGATGAAGTAAAAGAACTTTATGGTGATGGAAGACTTCCCCTTCTTCAGGGAAATGCCGATAAAGTTATTGATCAAAAGTTGATGAATGAGCTTCATGAGAAGTTTGAAGAATATGGAGAGTACGTTTCTAAAAACGAAGTATCTCAAAAAAATAATGATAGGTGGATGGATCTGAATGAATGGATTCATGTTACCGAAATGGCCATGTCAATATCTCCCACTGGGTTTCCCCCTTATTCTTGTTTGTGCTCAATACACCCCGCATATATTGGAGAACCATTGGATGAAGTGGACAAACTTTTTCTAGATAATGAATTTCCTTGGGGTGGATTATACTTGGGATATAACACTCTGGGAAAAGATTATTCTCATGCAATGTATGATAACGACATTCGATTGATATTGAATGATCAAGTCAAGATTCAAACTCATTACAGTACAGAAGTTTGGATGAATTTTTCACAAACTACTTGGATGTACCGTGATATGGAAAGAACTTTTTATCATTGGTATGAAAGTCTAAGTCAAGATGTTCAAGAAAAAATTCCCATTCATGACAGAAATAAACTTGCTCTAGGCAGGTATCATCTTGGTCGAATAATTATTGATGAAACTTTTTTAAACTTCCATAATGACATTGATGCCTGGCGAACAGATCCAGAACTTCAATGTAGATGGAACAATGAAGTATTTTCTAAAGTAGAAGAATTTATTGGTATTGAAATTTTAGAATAATGAATGAAATTATTACAAAGTTTATTGAAACTTCTGAATCCAATCCTTGGGAACCATATTTACCTTTACCTGAAGATATTTGGGACTCGGACTGGCCTTATTTGACCATAGACTTTACGGATGATTTTGCAGAGATGCATCGAGAGTGTCTTCGTAATGATGAGTTGTTTGTACCTCATCGAGATAAAGATAAAGAAAATAGTTACTCTCATGAAGGATGGAAAGGATTGACCTTACATGGTTTGAGTCCTAAAGCTACTGAAAATTTCGATAGGTATGGTGCGTCACCGAATGATTATCATTGGACAAGTATCTGTAAACTATTTCCTACATGTTATAAATTTCTAAGAAAACTTAGATATCGTCGTTACGATCGGGTTCGGATTATGAAAGTTGAACCTGGTGGATATATCATGCCTCATGAAGATGGGGAAGGTAGGATTTTTGGTCCACTGAATATTGCAATTAATAATCCAGACGGATGTGGATTTTATTTTAAAGATCATGGAAAAATTCCATTCCAACAGGGACGTGGAGTATTTCTAAATCTTGGAGAAACTCATGCAATTTATAATAATAGTGATAGCCCAAGGTATCATTTTATTGTTCATGGAGATATAAATCCAAAACTAATTGATGGTGCATATAGTCAAAATCAAATGAAACTTGAGGATGACGACAGAAGAATTTGTTATGGCATCTACAATCAATTAGATAGAATTGAAAATATTTCAATGTATTTGAGATTCAAAGCTTCTTCTTTGTATTATCTGAAGAGATCGAATGATAACCCAGATATTTTCTTTGGTGATACAATTAAAGAGTTATTGAATACCACTGCGGATGAAGGATATGATTATTGCGTAGTTCTTGCTGCAGGAACTGCACTTAAAAGTTTTAACTATGATCGAGAGATCAGAAGTTTTATCATGAAAGATAAGAACTTTGGAGTTGCTGGTCACTGTTTAATGAAACCAGATCATTGGGCAGAACTTCATCATCAATTTTTTATTGTTAATCTGAGTGCATGGAAAGATGTTGGTAGACCTGATTTTGGTACATGGCAAGGAGATTCTACAGAACTTCTACCAGTTTTAGAGAGAAGTGAGGAAAATTTTCATGATGATTATACTCCTTTGTGGGTGAGAGTAAACAAAGAGAAGAAGAGACGTTATCAACCATTTGCCGGTCAAGGTTGGGAATTACTCAAAGCGATGTTTGAGAATGACAAATCGGTTGTCATGTTGAATGAAACTCTGAGGAATAATAAATTTTATCACTATCCAGAAACAGACACTACAAAGTATGAACAGTCATTGAAAACAATGACCACATATGATAAACAAAATTGGAATCAAAAGAAGTCTATTGAAGATGCTTTATCTGTAAAAGATCAGATTTGGTTATTCAATAGTGAAAGTATGGAAATACGCAATGATGGTGATTATGATTTAGTTGCCAATACTGCTAGTGGATTTAAGATTTTCGATTTATTTCGACAGAAGAAACTTAATCCAAAAGCCAAAATAATCATTTATGATTTCAATCAGAAAAGTTTATTGTGGTATCGACATTTATATGAATGGGGTAATACTCCTGGATTTGTACAAGATGATTTGGGTAAACGACATCTAAATTTACTTGAGTGTATGAAGACATTCCAATATAAGGAGAACTTCACTTGGATTGGTAAAACTGTTATTCCTCCCGATGAACAGGGTGACCAACATGATGATATGACCATATTCAAAGATGTTTCATTTATTAAATCTTTGAAAGATACTATCAATTATTTTGGTGGATCTCAAAACTTTATAAATTATTGGACATGGTTCAGAGCTTGTAATGTAGAGTTTAAGAAAATAGATCTCTATAAAGAATCAGATAAATTGTGTAAACTATTTGTTGGTAAAGGTTCAAAGTTTGTAAATCTCTCAAACATTTTTTCTACTGATGCAACAAATCTTTTATATGGTCACACAGAGGTTCGACTTGCTCAACAAAGGTGTCTATTTAATTTGTATTTGGTAGATCCTGAAATACAAGTAAACATCTATGATCACTGGAATAGATGGAAATACGCTAAGGTTAAGGATCTGATAGACAGTTGAGGAACTGTCCACAGACTGTCCTAGGGCGGAGGAAGTGCGTTATAATTTATTTGTTGAAACGACACAACTCATGACTCGCCTCAAGATGACCGACGATCAACTGATTGACTCCCTCAAAGATCTCTACGGAGAATCCGTCACCAGTGCTGACATCAAAGCCTGGTGTGCAATGAACAGTATGAGTTACCAGACTGTTTCCCGTCGTCTTGCCAACTATAAGGCAGGTCACGGGAAGTGGAACCTGGAAGTTACAAAAGAGACAGTTCAGGATCTGGAAGTAACTTATAATTCACCTGCAGCTATGCCTGCAATTGAACAAAACCTTATCCCACAGAAAGATGATTCCTTCATCAAGTTTGGCAACTTCTCTGATGTTAAAAAAATTATTCAGTCCCGTCTATTCTATCCAACGTTCATTACGGGTCTTTCTGGTAACGGCAAAACGTTCTCGGTTGAGCAAGCGTGTGCTCAACTGGGTCGGGAACTCATCCGTGTAAACATTACTATTGAAACCGATGAAGATGATCTTATTGGCGGTTTCCGCCTTATTGATGGTAACACCGTCTGGCACAATGGCCCAGTCATTGAAGCCCTCGAACGAGGAGCTGTTTTGCTCCTTGATGAGATCGACCTCGCTAGTAACAAAATTCTCTGTCTCCAAAGTATCCTTGAAGGGAAAGGAGTTTTCCTTAAGAAAATCGGACGATGGGTTTCTCCTGCAAGTGGATTCAACGTCATTGCCACAGCCAACACTAAGGGTAAGGGTTCAGACGACGGACGATTCATTGGAACTAACGTGCTCAACGAAGCGTTCCTAGAACGATTCCCTGTCACTTTTGAACAGGAATATCCCACTGTTGCCACTGAATTCAAAATTCTCTACAAGGTCGGTGCCGAACTGGGTCTTGCTGAGACTGAGTTCTACAAACGTCTTGCTGACTGGGCAGACATTATCCGCAAGACTTTCTATGATGGTGGTATCGAAGAGGTGATCAGTACCCGTCGTCTGGTTCATATTGTCAGGGCATATTCAATCTTTAAGGACAAAGCCAAAGCAATGCAAGTTTGTCTGAATCGTTTTGATGATGAAACCAAACAGTCCTTCATGGAACTGTATGACAAAGTTGATGTTGACTTCCAGATGCCTTCTGAGAATGTTGACGACGTTCCCTTTTCTTGATACAATTACTGAGGTTACATTATGAACACTGCAATGACTACGTTAGGTGGTATGTCCGACGACACCATTACCTTCACTGGTAGTGTTTTCTCTGAAGACACTCTGATTGGTGCTGCACAACCTGTTGATATGGATGGTATCTTCGGTGGTGCAGGAGCTGATTACATTACTTTTGATACTGAGAGTGATTTTTCCATTGATTTGACTATGAACAACGACCCCAATCGATACAAATACAGTGAGGATCGAATCCTCCAAGAGTTGAAAGAATATATTTCTGGTACATACAACGCTCACTATTCTGCTGGTGACGACAAGATTCAAACTCTGGATCTGATTGAAGCTTGTGGTGATGGTGAATCTTTCTGTCGTAGTAACATCCTGAAGTATGCATCTCGATATGATAAGAAAGGCACTGCACGTCGAGATATCATGAAGATTCTCCACTATGCAGTCCTCCTGATGCACTTCAACGACAAGAACTCTATCACCGAAACTTACAATCAATGACAACTAATATGCAACTCTCCGACAAAACCCTCAACCTTCTCAAGAACTTTGCGGGTATCAATCAATCTATCCTTTTCAAACAAGGCAAGACTATTCGCACTATTAGTGTGATGAAAAATATTCTTGCAGAAGTCAACGTTGACGAAGAGTTTGAACGCGACTTCGGTATCTACAATCTGAATGAGTTCTTGAACGCAATGTCGCTGTATCAGGATCCTCAGTTGGATTTCAAGAATGAAAGTTATGTTTCTATCCGAGAGGGTAAGACTCGTTCTAAGTATTTCTTTGCAGATCCTGCAGTTATCGTTACCCCTCCAGACAAGTCCATCACTCTACCTTCCGAGGATGTGAGTTTTGAACTGAATACCCAACAACTAGACAAACTGTTGAAGGCTGCTGCAGTCTATGGTGTTCCCGATCTTTCTGTAATCGGTGAGAACGGTGTGGTTAAGATCGTTGTTCGTGATAAGAAGAACGATACTTCTAATGACTATGCTGTCGTGGTTGGTGAAACCGCTGCGTCTTTCTGTCTCAACTTCAAGGTTGAGAATATCAAGATCCTCCCTGGTTCCTACAACGTGACTATCTCCAGCAAACTACTTTCTCGATTTGTTTCTGAAGATAAGAATCTTGTGTACTACATTGCACTGGAACCAGATTCTACTTATGATGAATGAACGCAAATAGATTGCGTATCATAGGAAGTGCCAGTCTTTTGATTGGTTACTTCCTTCTTCTCTATCTGGATGTTAGAATTGGTTGTACATTCAGATTGATCGGTGGGTGCTTCATGCTTCCATTTGCCATCTCAATCAAAACTTGGGATGTCGTTGGACTTCAAACATTCTTTGCGGTGATTGATGCATCCAAGATTATTCAACTTTCATTATGAACATCTTTGTTACTGACCCTGATCCCCTGAAGTCGGCTAAGGTTCTTCCTGACAAACATATTGTCAAGATGCCACTAGAGACTTGTCAGATGCTTGCTATTGTATGTTCTGACAAATGGGGTCATGGATTCGGCACTCTTCCCAAGGCAGATGGTACTCCCTATGCCACTGAGAAGGGTGCCTTTCGTAATCACCCATGCACTATATGGGCAAATGCTTTTGTGAGTAACTGGAGATGGTTACTTGCTCATGGGTTTGCTCTGTGCAATGAATACTCACTGAGGTATGGTAAACCACATACCTGTTTCAATACTCTTCAGGCTGCAAATGAAATCCTTCCTTGTGTGGATTCACAAGGTCGTGGTGGAGAACCTACGCCTTTCATATTTGCAGGGCCTGATGAGTTCAAGTATGATGAAACTGTTGATATATACACGAAGTATAAGATGTATATTTCATCCAAACCTTGGGTAAAGGATAATTACCTGCGAATGCCACAACGAAAACCTGACTGGGTTTAATTTATTATGAACAAAACTGACTTTCTTTGGGTTGAGAAGTATCGTCCTCAAACCATTGAAGATTGTATTCTTCCTGACTCTGCCAAACAGATGTTTCAGGAGTTTCTAAATAAGAAAGAGATCCCCAACCTTCTCCTTTCTGGTCCTCCTGGTATTGGTAAGACCACGGTTGCAAAGGCTCTTTGTCATGAACTTGGAGTAGACTATTATGTCATCAATGGATCTGATGAGGGACGATTCCTGGACACGGTACGGAATCAGGCCAAGAATTTCGCTTCGACCGTCTCACTATCTGCATCTGACGCAAAGCACAAAGTCATCATTATTGACGAGGCTGACAACACAACCCACGACGTACAGCTCCTCCTACGGGCAAATATTGAGGCGTTTTATAACAACTGTCGATTCATCTTCACCTGTAACTACAAAAACAAGATCATCGAACCCCTCCACAGTCGATGCGCCTGTGTTGATTTTTCCATCACTGGTAAACAAAAACCAGCCATCGCTGCAAAGTTCTTCGGACGCATCCAACAAATCCTGGATACAGAAGGTGTTGAATATGATAACAAGGTCCTGGTAGAACTTATTAACAAACACTTCCCAGACTGGCGTCGGGTGTTGAATGAGTGTCAAAGATACTCCGCAAGTGGGAAGATTGATTCTGCAATTTTGACGGAGTTTTCTGATGTCAACACTAACACGTTGGTTAAATACCTCAAGGAAAAGAATTTTTCCGAAGTACGTAAATGGTGTGTCAACAACCTGGACAATGATCCTACTGTACTTCTGCGTCGTATTTACGATGCTTGTTATGATTCCTTGGTTCCGAATAGTATTCCTGCTGCTGTGCTTGTTATTGCTAAGTATCAGTATCAAGTGGCATTTGTGGCGGATCAGGAGATAAACCTTCTCGCAGCACTGACTGAAATTATGGTGGAGTGTGAGTTCAAATGAAAAAGAAGAAAAGGACACAGACTAAAGAGAACTATTATTATTGGTTCTGGATTGTCGCAATGGTTGCATTCATTGTCCCTCAGGTTTTTACTGCATGGGCATATGTAAACATTGTAGATATTATTAAAAACGATTCCGTTCGAGTTGAGGTACAAGAAAGATGATTGATGTAAAACTTATTCGTATTGTTACTGGTGAAGAGATTATTGCAGAACTAGTTTCACAGGATGATAATACTATTACTGTGAAGAATGGTCTTGTGGTTCTTCCTAGTGCTCAGAATGTAGGATTCGCTCCTTGGGCAACTGTCATCAGTAAAGAGAACCCCGAGATTACAATGGATATGCGACATGTAGTTTACGTCGCAGAAGTTGAAGAAAATGTCGGAAAGAAGTATAATGAAATGTTTGGGAGTAAGTTGATTACTCCTGAGAGTAAGAAATTGATTGTTTGATATGCAATTAGAACTTGATGATGCAATTTACGCAGCAGACAAATTCATCGATTATTTCTCTAACATGGGACGTATCGATGAATATTTGCGTAATGTGAAACTTGATAGAATGAGTCAGATGCAAACGTCTCTTCTGGGTATGGGTCCAGAGGATGACATGTTTGACGCATTTGATATGCACCCCGAAGACATGGATATCCGAGTGTATCCTGCAGGTGTCAAGGGTGGTTTTAGTAACGAATACTTTAGCGAGAGATTGCAAGTCACTACATCTCATGCTATTGAAGACTCCATTCCTGGTAAGTCCTTGAAGTGGATTGTCAAAGAGATGAACACAAATAAGATCTTAGGATTCTGTAGATTTGGTTCTCCTACTATTAATAGTAAACCTCGCAATGAGTGGTTGGGTAGTGTTCCTGAACTGACAAGATTCAATCGTCATGCGATCATGGGATTCATTATTGTCCCGACTCAACCATTCGGTTTCAACTATCTGGGTGGTAAACTCCTGGCGCTCCTGTGTTGTTCTCACACCGCCCGTGAGACGTTAAATAGTAAATATGACTCAGACATCTGTCTGTTTGAAACAACGTCGCTCTACGGGTCTACAAAGTCCTCCTCGCAGTATGACGGTCTCAAACCATACATGAGATATAAAGGACTCACACAGAGTGATTTCACGCCTCTCCTACATGATGAGATTTTTCAGGAGTTAAACAAATGGTTCATAGCACGCAACGGGGACAAGAGTCTGGTGAAGGAAGACGCATCCAGTCGCAAACTCAAAACCCAACAGAAAATGATCTCAGTGATCAAAAAAAGCTTACCTTCTCACAAGGTTGCGGAGTTCCAAACTGCGATTGTAAGTGCAAAAAATCTGACTGAACAAAAACGTTTCTACATGTCTGACTATGGATTCAGCAACGCTCGTGAAGTTATTATGGGTGAACAAGAAACTCTTACTCCTGGCCAAAATTATGAAAAGTTCCATACCGAGAACTTGATTAAGTGGTGGAAGAAGAAAGCCTCCAACCGATATGAGAAACTGAAATCCGAAGGTAGACTTCGCACAAAGGTTGAAACCTGGAATTCAAATCCTGATGAGATAGATATTATTAGATAATTAAGAAATTTATGACTCTAATATGCAATCTACCCTCAGAGAAAGTTTGGGTTCGTAAAGAGTATCTGACAGATCACCAAAGTGGTCATGGTGAGTTTGTTGAAGGTCTTTGGGTATCTGCTAAGAGTATTCCTGGTCGTGCTTTTTACTTTGAGACATACCTCCCCGAGTATGGAGCTATGTACGATAAACTCCCCATCAGTGCTTTTGTTTCTCGTCCAGAAACACCAGATCCAGATTTAGATCTACCTAATCTACAGTTTTGGAACTGTATGGATTATGGTGTAACCGCTATTGAAAAAAGTATTGTTGCATCGATGGAGTGGGAAGTCAGAACAAGACATTTTGGAAATATCAAAGGTACATATATTTGTACTTTAGATAATTATCATGAAAATATTGACAATATTGATGCATCCACAAGCGAACTTCCTGATGAACATAAGTCGTTCAATCTGATTGAACTTAAAAATGGTCAGTATGCATTGTATCCAAATAACAGGTGTCGCATTTATGATATCTCTATGACTCCCCAAGAACCCAAGGTGCCAGACTTCAAAGTGTCTACCCAGTTCTATCAGGTAGAGAATGGTGTTGAGTGGGGAAGACTTGGTGATTGTGATGACTATTTCTGGACTACACCAGAAGAAAGGGGGGAGAAATATGAAATGTGAAGTAACGATGTATCGTGGTGGAACAATATTTAAAGAATCTTATTTTGTCCGAGATTATCAAGAGGCAAGAAAAGTCGCTTTGGCTAGAAACCCAGGTGTAACTATTGTTGGTGTAAACGCAGTATTTGAATCATGAGCTACGAACTGAAAGACTATTTGAATTCGATCAATTTCACAAAAGAATATCTTATGAGTGAAGAGGATCCCACCTGGGAAAAGAAATATCCTCCCTTTATTATCAATAAGTGTCTGTCTGGTTTTATTGATACGGTTATGTTTGCAAATGAGATGAATGTCAATCACCAACTACCATCTCGTCTCCAATATGACTTTCTTATAAATACCGTTAGGAAACGGAAAAGATTTTCTCCGTGGCTAAAAAAGGATAAGATTAATGACCTTGATGCAGTAAAATCATACTATGGTTATAGTAATGAAAAGGCTCAACAAGCTCTGAAGATTCTTACCAAAGAACAAATCTCATTTATAAAAGAAAAGCTTGATGTTGGAGGTAAAAGATGAGTGCCTTTGTTGAACCTGAGGTTTCCTGGTCGCAAGATCAAATGATCGAAGTGGTTCTAAACGAACCAGACGATTTTCTAAAAGTAAGAGAGACCTTGACTCGTATCGGAGTCGCCTCCCGTAAAGAAAAAAAGATTTACCAATCATGCCATATCCTGCATAAACAGGGTAAGTATTACATTGTTCACTTCAAAGAACTCTTTGCATTGGATGGTAAACATGCTAATCTTACTGTTAATGATGTGCAGCGTAGGAATCGCATCATTAATCTTCTATCTGATTGGGGACTGATCACTATTTTAAGTCCAGATTCTGTATTAGATGTTGCACCATTAAATCAGATTAAGGTGTTATCATATAAAGATAAAAATGATTGGATTCTAGAATCCAAATATAATATTGGTAAGAAAAAGAAACCAGCATCATGAACGACGAAGACGAACTGTATTTTCCAGAACCCGAAGAAGATGGGTGGATGATGTCATTAGATCTTGATATCAATGCAGTTCGTAGCCTTCATGATTCCTTAAACCATTATCTTGAAATCTGGCCAGGTTCTCCTAGGAGACCTGCAGACGAACAAGAGTTTATCAAGTATATGAGAAATAAACTTTTCATGGGAATGACTGATTACAACTTCCACTATAACGAGCATAAATAATATTGCGATCTTTCGTGCGGTCGCTTCAAAAGTCGGAAACCCATATAAAGAGGTACGGTTGTCACCCTACCTCTTTTTTTCGTTTTTTGATTAAATAGTACTGGATGCCTTCGGGGTCCACACAACGTTACTCGCTTAATCAAGGAGAACCACATGACAGACCTAATGCGCTTCAATGCGTCAGACCTTCCTGCGCTCTTAGAACGATTGAATAAGAACAGCATCGGAATGGATGAATACTTTGACCGACTCTTTAAAGTTCACGAAAGTACGCAAAATTATCCGCCGTATAATGTGATACAGTTAAATAATGTCGAGACAGTGTTAGAATTAGCGCTCGCAGGATTTAAACAAGATGAAGTCAATGTTTACACAGAATATGGTAAACTTTTTGTCGAGGGGACAAAAGACGACAAGAAGAATGACCATCAGTACATCCACCGTGGAGTTGCTCAAAGATCATTTAAGAGAGCATGGACAATCTCAGACGATCAGGAGATTGCATCAGTCAGCTTTGAAGATGGGTTACTGAGTATCAAACTAGGCAAGGTTGTGCCAGACCACTACAAGAGAAAAGATTGGTTATGATTTTCTGACAGATTTTTGTGCCGATTTATACAGAACTGTATCATGTTGATACAGTATAATCTATATAATTGTGTACTATGGAGATCGCACGAAATGAACTTAACCGTTTCAACTCTAGTCTTGGGATCGGTACTATCTCTTTTTGGTTGGGCAACTTTCTCGCCAATGTTACCATGATACATCCTGAATAAATACTAGCGAATATCGTCGCCGCAGGGGAGCAACTGGCAAAATCCAGTTGCAACCCCTCTTTTTTTGCGTTATAATATACAATGAAACTTTGTAAACCATATTATGCCTTGGTTGAGTTTATCAATATTGTTTCCAATTGCTGCCGCACTTGGTATCCCGCTTTTACCTGATAAGGGAGACGGGAAAGTTGTTCGGTGGTATGGACTATCAATCACGTTAATCACGTTTCTAATTACCGTTGCAGGGTATCTGAATGGATATGATCCCTCAGTAAGCGGTCTACAGATGTCTGAGAGGATTAGTTGGTTACCTCAACTGGGTCTAACCTGGTCTGTTGGTGCTGACGGTCTATCGATGCCTCTGATCCTTCTGACGAGTTTTATTACGAGTCTTGCAGCACTTGCTGCGTGGCCTCTTAGATTCAAACCCAAACTGTTTTATTTCCTTCTCCTATTGATGGATGGTGGTCAGATTGCAGTCTTTGCAGTTCAGGATCTTATTCTATTCTTCCTATCATGGGAGTTGGAACTTGTCCCCGTGTATCTGATGTTAGCGATCTGGGGTGGTAAGAAACGCCAATATGCCGCGACTAAGTTCATCATTTACACCGCAGGTAGTTCTCTATTCATCCTTATTGCAGGACTTGCAATGGGATTCTGGGCATCTAATGGTGCTCCGAACTTTGAATATACTTACCTGATGAATCAGGGTTTCCCAAAGAACTTCCAACTCTGGTGTTATGCGGGATTCTTGATTGCATTTGGTGTCAAACTTCCAATTGTGCCTTTGCATACTTGGTTACCTGATGCACACGGTGAAGCAACTGCACCAGTCCACATGTTGCTTGCAGGTATTCTTTTGAAGATGGGTGGATATGCACTTCTGCGATTCAACTGTCAACTCTTACCTGATGCACATTCGGTATTTGCTCCAGTCCTTATCGTTCTTGGTGTTGTCAACATCATCTATGCTGCATTGACATCATTTGCACAAAGGAATCTCAAACGGAAGATCGCATATAGTTCGATCAGTCACATGGGATTTGTTCTCATTGGCATCGGTAGTTACAGTGCTCTCGGAACGAGTGGTGCGATGCTCCAGATGGTCAGTCATGGTTTGATCGGTGCATCTTTGTTCTTCCTGGTTGGTGCAACGTATGATCGAACTCATACTCTCGAACTCGCTGAAATGGGTGGAGTTGGTAAGAGTATGAAGATTATGTTTGCAATGTGGGTTGTGTGTTCCATGGCATCCTTGGCATTGCCAGGCATGAGTGGATTCGCAAGTGAACTGATGGTCTTTGCTGGATTTGCAACTGATACGATGTATTCTGTTCCTTTCCGTGCATTCATTTGTGTTCTTGCTGCAATCGGTGTGATCTTGACTCCGATTTATCTTCTGTCCATGTTGCGAGAGATCTTCTTTGGTAAAGAGAACTTGGAACTTGTCAATCATACAAACCTTGTCGATGCAGAACCTAGAGAGATCTACATCATTAGTTGTCTTTTGGTTCCCATCATTGGAATTGGATTGTTCCCCAGGATTATGACGGATACTTACAAAACCTCTATTGATGCCTTGGTTAACAGGGATAAGGTTGCGTTAGTCCGACCGCAACTGGTCAGAACATTCACTCCACCAACTGTATAAATTATCAAGGAAGGTTTGACGCCTTCCTTTTTTTGTGGTATCCTAGTGGGAGGTAAACTGTAGTTATGTCGATTAAATTAGCTCTTCTGAAGTCGGGAGAAACAGTCATTGCTGATGTTCAAGCAAAAGTAGATCAAAATGATAGGGTAGTTTCTATTGCTTTTAAAGATCCTTTCTGTGTGGAATTGGTAACTCCATCTGTTGATTTTGATGCAGAGGAAGGTGAGGTTGAAAAAGAGTATGCAATAAGATTTTGGTCCTGGATGCCTCTGACGGATGATGAGGAAATTAAAGTAAATCCAGATTGGATTGTATCATTTACAACTCCCAAAGAAGACGTTCTTAATTCCTATCAGGAAAGGATGGGTGATGAACCCGAAGAAGGCGAAACACTTGTAGATAACTTTGAGGTATTAAATGGATGATTTAATTCAGGTAATTGTTCTGGTTGACGGAACAACCCTTATTTCAAAAATTGGTCAAGTTATTTCCGAACTCGGTGAACCAGATTGTCGTTTGATTCGTCCACATGTTGTGGATGGTCTTCGGCCTTGGTTAGAAAACTTGACTGACCAGACCGATGACATTATGATTTCATCGGATAAGATCTTGACTTTGGTTGACCCCAAAGATGACCTACTTAATGATTATTTGACCCTCACTAAATGAAGTTCTACACGAGCGTTGTTCTCCTTGGTAATGATATCCTTGTCCGTGGATATGAAAACGGCAAACACTTCACGAAACGCGAACCCTTCCAACCTAGGTTCTTCGTTCCGTCGAAACGAGAGAGTAAATATAAAACCCTTGATGGTCAAGATGTAGAACCCATTCGCCCTGGTACTATCCGAGAGTGTCGTGAATTCTTGGACAAGTATAATGATGTGAATGGATTTAAGGTCTATGGGAATGACCGATTCGTGTATCAATATATTGCTCAGAATTATCCTGAGGACGAAATCAAATTTGATATCTCAAAGATCAAAGTTATTACAATTGATATTGAGGTTGCAGCGGAGAGTGGATTCCCCGATGTATTCAACTGTGCTGAAGAACTTCTACTGATTACAGTTCAGGATTATAATACTAAACAGATTACTACCTTTGGATCTCGTCCTGCAAAGGTTGATCAGAAGAATGTCAGATTTGTGTACTGTGATGGTGAGTATGAACTCATCACCAAGTTCATGGACTGGTGGCAGAATAACACCCCAGAGGTCGTCACGGGGTGGAACAACGAACTGTATGACATGCCCTACCTGGTTGGTAGGATTACCCGTCTTATGGGAGAGAAGTACGCCAAACGTCTCTCTCCGTGGAATGTGGTGCGTGTCAAAGAGGTCACGATCATGGGTCGGAAACAACTCAGTACAGAGATTGCGGGTGTGTCTATTCTGGACTACCTGGACCTGTATAAGAAGTCTCCTGCAACCCCAAACCAAGAGAGTTATCGATTGGATCATATCGCCTTCATGGAGTTGGGTCAGAACAAACTGGATCACTCTGAATATGATACCTTCCGAGAGTTCTATACAAACGATTGGCAGAAGTTCGTTGAATACAACATCGTTGACGTGGAACTGGTTGACCGTCTTGAGGATAAACTGCGTCTGATTGACTTGTGTTTCACCCGTGCGTTTGACGCTAAGGTGAACTTCAATGATATTGCATACCAGGTACGAACCTGGGACGCTATCATCTACAACTATCTTCTTAAGAAGAATATTGTCATTCCTCAGAAGGAACGCAATAGTAAGAGTGAGAAGTATGCGGGTGCGTTTGTAAAAGAACCCATCCCAGGTGCATACGAGTGGGTAGTCAACTTTGACCTTAACTCACTGTACCCTCACCTGATTATGCAGTACAACATCTCACCAGAGACTTTGATTGAACAACGTCACCCCAGTGTGACTGTCGATAAAGTTCTGAAGAAAGAACTTACCTTTGAGATGTATAAAGACAGTGCGGTTTGTGCTAATGGTGCAATGTATCGCAAGGATGTCCGTGGGTTCCTACCAGAACTTATGGAGAAGATGTATAGTGAACGTGT